TCTTGACCTGGAGTTCGTTATCGAACCACGCGGGCCGCAGGTACGGGTGTGCGTACTGTCCCTGGTCAACTATTTTTGCCGCAATAGCCATCGCGCTTGCCTGAATAGACGACTTTTCAGGTTGAATACCTTTTGTAATCATCCATTGCTCGATATACGATGCAATGATGGGTAGGTCTGATTCAGACGGTGTATCGAATGGATATTGTGGTGGCATTTCATCTCCAGTAGGTGGTCCAACGTTTCTCGAACCTCGCCACTCATCGTACCGACCTGTTCCAAACTCCACGATAGCCGCGTAGGGGGCTATCGAAGCGTCCGTGTAGACGCTGAACTCCAGTTCCTCCCCGCTCGTGTCCTGCTCGCGCTGTAGGGCGCTGAACAGGTCGCCAGTCGTGTGAGGGTCCGAGAGGATGTACTGCCTCGCGTCCGCCCACAAGACCCGCATGGCCGCTCCCACGCGCTTCCGCATCTCGTGACGAAGGTCGTCCTTCACATCGTCTATGTCGGAGATGACAGTGCCGATGTTGTGTGAGACGCCGATGCGTGTGCGTGCCATGCTTACTGCCTCCGCACGAACGTGGCGAGCCAGAAGTCCGTGTCAGGAGACGCAGTACCGTCCGAGTCACCATCTTCGGGGTGGCCCACCACAGTGTCCACTTCGTACTCGACGCCGCCGTGCGTAATACGGTCGTCTTTCTTGAGGTCCACGGTGCCATCCGCAACCGCGAGGCCGCCGAGGCCACCGTTGACCCGTTCGCCAACCAGTTCCTCGGCTACGCTTTCCCGCGGCTCGAACAGCCACAGGTCCTCGGTGTGGTCCGTAGTGCTCGTACTCGTCTCGTCCAGGGACCCCTTCGACGCGGTGACGCGGCTAACCGTCGTCGGGCTGGCACGCGACCGCACGATGCGGGTGATGCCTGCCAGACCCTTGCGTCGAGGGAGTCCCGTGGAGCGAACCATTATCCGATATACGAAGCCGTGTTACTGAACGACAGGTCAGGGTCGTTCTCGAACGCTACGTCCGATTTGTTCAGCCCCTCGTTCACCTCGCTCGACCACGACCGAATCTGCTGACTCGAATCGGGGTCGGCGTTCGTGAACGAGAGTGTCTCGTCCCCGATGCCGTAGGACGCGATGTTGATGTTCTCGACCGCTTCCTTGGCCTTCATCGCGGCCATAGCCACGAGCGCCTGCCCGTAGGCCACGTCCGTGTACCACTTGTCAGAGCCAGTCCGAACGTAGAGGATGCGCTTGGCGTCCTCGATGTTCCCACTCGCCTGAGACGACGGCCACTCGTCTGAGGTGTCACTATAGGAAGTTTTGTCACGGACGGCACTCTCCAGTTCAGTATCGTCAGTGATTGCGAATGATGGGAGTGCCATAGTGTGTTAAATGAAGGACCCGAGTTGGACGAGGGCGAAGTCCACGCCCTTGATAGCGGCGAGGGTGGCCAACGCACCCTTGGTCATCAGCCAACGTTTCTCGTTGGCTGTGATGCGTGCGTCGTGGTCCTCAAGCCGCTTGTCCACCGTCTGCTGGCGGAAACTCGGCTGGTAGGACGCCGCATCGTGCTTGGACGACATTGACAAACGTCAACCCCCCTCGTTAGAACAGGGCGCTGACGTTCTCGATTTTCACGGCGTCGTGGGCGACGGAGCCGCCAGCGCCGTCGTCCGTCTCGTGACTGCCGAAGCCGAACGCCTGGCCCGCGCGCCAGTAGAACTCGTACTCCAGGGCACCACCGTTCTTGCGGATGGGTTCCTGAATCATCGTCGGCTCGGGCTGTTCGTACATCTCGAAGAAGTCCCCACCGTGGTCGGGGATGAGATACATCACGTCGTCGTCCAAGCCGTTCGTGGCGGTCGGGAGGTTGCCCGTGATGTCGAACGTGAGCGTGTCAGGCTGGTCGGGAGCGGTACGCAGACCAGTCTGGCTCGGGATGAGGAACTCCCCACCGACGATGGACGAGCCGACGCCCTGCGCGTCGTCTCCGAGGTCCATGAACTGCGACTTGAGGGTCGCACCGCTGTTCGAGTCGATGGTGTTCCAGAGCGCCCGCACGTTGTGCGGGTACATGGCGAAGTCCCACGAGTCGTCGGCGTAGATGCCTTCGGTAGTCTCGTAGGCGACGCGCTGGACGATGTTGGACGGCTGGCCGTTCGAGATGGAGTAGTCCGCAGTGTAGTCACCAGCGTTGATGACGTTATCCGCGGGGATGTTGCTGTCGAGCCACTCGAACACACCAGGCTGGACCTGGTTGCCCTCCTCGTCCGTGATGCCCAGGAGGAACTGGAGGTCAGCCTGGATGTCGAACATCTCCATGAGCGCGTCCTGCACTCGGTTGACCTTCTCGTTCGCGTTGCCGATGTCGAGGTCCTCCGCGTCCACGGTCATGCCGTGGGTCATGCGGGGGATGAGGACCTCATCACCGATGTACCGAACGATGTCCACGTTGCCGAGGACCTCCCCGACGCCCGTGGTGCCAGTCGGCATGTCGGACTTGGCATCCACGTAGACGCCATCGCCCTCCTCGATTTTCCGCGTGCCACGCTCCATCTCCGTGAGAGGCGCGACTTCGCGCCGAAGGCCACGACGGTCGCGGCCACGGCGCTCCAACATCACGTCCTCGTCGGGAGCGACCTGCTCAGTGAAGTCCTCCTCAGTGTGGAAGGAAGTAGTTGCCATATTATGTCACCTCGTTAGGCGCTCTCCTTGAGGTCCGAGAACAGAACGACTCGAACGGGGTAGTCGAACGAGTCGGCCTGGCTCCCTGCGACGCTCGCGGGAACGCTCTCGGGTCGGTAGGCGACGCCCACTGCCTTGAAGTTGCCAGTCGCACGGTCGTAGGTCGTGGGAGTGGCCGCACCGTCGGTGTAGCCCTCCTGCACGACGCGACCCTGGAACTCACCAGCGGAGGCGACCGTGCCGCCAGCCGCGTCGATGACGCCCACGACCGTCTTGTGGTCGATGGCGGGCGCAGGGTCCGTGCCGTTGTCCTCGGGCGTGCGAATACGCACGACCGCGCTATCCTCGAAGGGCTGGTACTGGGCGCGCTGGTCGGTGGCGTAGGACTCGTCTACGATGTCCTCCTCCCACTCAGCGGCCATTGCCTCGGCGTCGTACCGAGCCAGCCCCACGTGTCCACCAGCGTCCTCGTCCGTCGCGGCGTAGGTCAGAACGTTCAGACCGTCGCCGTCGTCGTGGACGAGTTCACCAGCGTAGATGGTTTCGTTGGCGACCGCGCTGTGCGGAGAGCGGTCAGCCTGCTCGACGTAAAATTCGAGTGCCATTGTATTGTGTACCTCTTGTGTCCTCGGGTTGTCTGCTTAAAGCGTAGTTAGAGTGGGCCTTAAAAAGGCCCCTCCAACTTACGCCTGGTGGCCCCGCCCGAAGCGTCGGGCACCACTCATGGTAGTTTCGTCGCTGTCCGAAGTCTCGTCCGCGTCGGTCGAGGAGTCGATGTCCTTGACAGACGTTTCGGGCGCGGCGTCGAGAACCTCCTCGCGCCGCTGGATTTCCTCATCGAGAGCGTCGAGGGGGTCGTCAGCCTCGTCAGCCGTCTCCTCCCAGTCCTCTCGGTCAGCGCCGAGTTCGTCCAGACGGTCGAGGCGGTCCTCGATGTCGTCCTGGCGATACTCGGTGAGTTCCTCCGTGAGGTCCTCGACTTCCTCGACCTTGGCGTCGAGGTCGGAGACGAGAGTGTCAACCGCTTCACACGGGCACTCATCGTCGTCCAGGTCCACCGAGAAGTTCTCGGCGGCGTCGAGGGCGTCCTCGATTTCGGTTCGCATCTCATCCAGGTCCTCGCGGAGAGAGTCGCGCTCCTCCTTGATTTCCCGAACAGCGTCGTTCTTTTCGACCAGTGCGTCCACCGAAAGGTCGGGGATGTCGAACCCGTCGTCGGTGTTGTCGTCAGTGTCTCCCATGTTTGAGTCGTCCTCGTCGTTTGGAGTGTTACAGCCGCAGTCGTTCGATTCCCCCGCCTCATCCTGTCGCGCAGTATGTGGGAGTTGACAGTTCAACTCCGATGCGCGGGATTTGATGCGGGTTTCGAGGTCCGATACGCTGATGTCGATGTTCCCCTGCGTTCGCAGGTTCCACGCATCGCGTGCGTCCTCGCAGTTGTTGATGGGGTACTTCGGTTCGTCGTCGGGATTCTCGTCGGGGCCGACTGCGAAGTAGCGTCCCTCGGAGTTCCGATAGTCCGTTGTGAAATCCCCATCGAACGACGGGCTAATCTCGTAGTCGGTGTCGTCCGTCATGGTCCGATGGGTGTCCTGGGGTCCCGCCGCCACGACCTTTCCGTGGTCAGCGTCGTCCAGTCCACAGCCGTGTTCGGAAGAACAACGGCCCTGTTCGACGCCAGCGATGTGGTTGCCGAACATGTCAACCTGGAAACCATCCAGGCCGTCATCGTCCGACAGGTCCCCTGTATTTCCATCGTAGTTAGAGTGAACGCGGTTATAAAAGCCCACGCTCACGTCCCCGTGTTCCTCGATGAACGCCATCGCCTCGTCATCGCCTACAGGGACGTAAAGGTCCTCCTTGAGTCGGTCGCTATCGTGGTCGTAGCGGGGGTTCCGCCAGAAACCACGGATGTCGTCCACGTTCTTCACCATCCCAGTGTCAGGGTGGCCGAGCGTGAACGGCGCGTTGTCGAAGGACCACGCCGCCTTGTCGAGTTCGTCAGCGGGCTTCTTGTACCACTCGATGTCGTCGCCCACCAGATACGCCTGCTTGATGGGGCGAGCGACTGTCGCGCCCTCGATTTTGTAGAAGCGTTCGGTGTCGAACGCCCCCTTTAGGTTCGCGGGTGCATCCACTCGAACGAGGTTGTCCTCGTCCCACGAGAACGTCACACCGTCGTCATCTGTGGTCTGCACCACGCCTCCCGCGTCCTCGAAGGCGGACACGCCAGCGTCGTGCGTCAGGATTGCTTCCGTCATGCTGTCTTGTATGAACCGTAGTTAGAGTTACCGCTCCATCGTCAGTTGAACGCGCCGCTCACGTTCTGCGTCCTCCGTATTCCCGCAAACAGCGGGATGCCCAAGAAGGATGCCCCACTCCTCACCCATATCCTCGGGGATACGGAAGTGGAGCGGATTATCGGGCTTGTAGTAACAGTTCTGGCACTTCACGACGAAGTGGATGCGACCGTCGGGGCTGTGGAACACGTCTCGGGGGACGTAGTGGTCGCCACAGGCGTCACAGGTCCACTCCTCGGTCGTCTCTGGCTCGCCGTCAGGAACGCCATGCGTCCACGTGTGCCCGTTCTCGCACTCGATGGTGTAGTCCTCGTGTAGGTAGCCGAGGGCGCGCAGACGCTCGTGTTGCTTCGTCTCGTCGCTCACAGCGCCATCGCACTGCGGGCACGTCACGTCTCGAAGCGGAACGCCGCTCATTCCTGAATCATCTCCGCTACGCGCTCCGCGATGCGGTCCACGTCGCGGTTCGAGAGGCCAGCGTCGAGTTCGTCAGTGTCAGGCTGGTTGGAGGCCGTCTGCTGGCCCTGCTCCATCCCGCCCCCGTTCTGGCCGACGCGGGGATTGCCTTCCTCGACACCGCTGGCTTCTGCCTTCTCCTCTGCCGTGCTCGCACCGACCTGGTAGAAGTTGAGGTGCTTGAGCCACTCCTTCTCCTCCTCGGTGAAGTCGTCCTGCCAGTCGATGTCCACGTCCGCCCACTCCTCCTGTAGGATGGAGCGGGCCTCCTCGGGCGTGAGAACGAAATCGTTGATGGCCGCCGAGAGCGTCTGCATGATGCGCGTGAGGCGCTCTGCGTTGTCGAGTTCCGACAACTTGAACATCGGACCCCAGTCCACCTCGAACTCGATGTCGAGGTCGCCGCCAGCGCGGTTGTCCGTAAGCGCGACCGCACGGTTGACGACACGCCGCATGTCGTTCGCGTAGGTCGTCTGACGAAGGCGCTCTACCTTGTTGAAGTAGTTTTTGATGTCCGTCTCGGACCCGCTCACGGTCCCGCTCTGCGTGCCGAACAGGACGCTCTTGGTCATCTCCGAGGAGGCACACACCTGGTCGAAGATAACGTCGAAGTATTCCTCGGGCTGGAGTTGGCCGTCGGTCTGGAAGTCCTGAATCTCGTAGCCGTCGGGAGTGATGAGTTCCGACTTGGCGTTGAGATTCTGCATGTTGCTGTTCGCTTCCTCCCAGTCCTCGTCGTCCGCGTCCTCGGGGAGGGCAACGTGATACATCTTCGCGGCGTAGCGGAAGATGGTCTGCATCAGACTCCAGTTACCCTTCTTGAGGCCACGCAGAAGGTGGTACGAGGAGACGAGAACGCTGTCGCCTTCCCATCGACCGAGAGCGTCGTCATCGAGGTCGCCGTCCACGGTGTCGTTCTCGACGTGGTGGAGGAAGCGGTTACGGTGGTAGAACTTCACACGGTCCATGTCCACCGAGGACTTCGTGACCCACTCGGGCGGGCCGATGAGGTAGCCGAGCGGTTCCTTGTACGTCTCGCTCTCGGGGTCCTTGTCCATCACGATGCCCGTGGGGCGAATCTCGTAGTCGGAGTAGTTGAGGTCCTCCAGCGGGTCATTGTCGCTCCCACGCGGGATAGCGCCGTGGCTCGTCTTGTATCGAGCCATGTCATCCAGCGTGATGGTTTCGAGTTTCTTGATGCGTTCGACGGCCACGTCCTCGGCCATCGGGTCCTCGTCCACGCCGCTCGTGGAGTCCTCAAGGACGAAGAACGTCAGCGCGAAGCCGTCGCGTCGGGACTTCTTCTTGGCGCGCTTGTAGTGCTCGTCCCAGTCGAGGTCCGAGAGTAGCGTCTCGATGTCTCGGTTGCCGTCGTGTTTGATTTCGTAGCCGTTCTTGAAGGCGTCATCGACGGGCTTGTCTACGAGCGTGGAGGCCCAAAACGTGCGATAGAGCCAGCGGATGTCGTTGAGATGGGGGTCGCCCATGAGGCGACGCGGGTCCACTTCGTCGGCGGAGTCGCCAGGCTCAGTCCCGACACCAGGCTCACGCTCCTCTGTCGTCTCACTGTACGTGTGTGCGGCAACCTTGCTCGTCTCGAACGAGGTCGTCGCGTCGGTGCTTGCTTGCGTTTCGTCGTCAGTCATGCGTTAGTACCCAGTGCGGTTGTGTCCGCCGATTTTCTTGAGCGTGCGGGTGGAGCCGAAACGTTCGGCGGCCATCCACATGTAGGTGAACGCTTGGAAGGCGTCGTCATTGCGGTCGGACATCACCTTTAGTTTCTTCTTGCCGTCTGGCGTCTCACTACGGTCGGTGTAGGGCGCAGTGAGGTGGTCGATGAGCCGCTGGCGGGTGCCCTCGTGGCCGTCCGTGAGGTCGCCTGCGGGAATCTTGATGCGTCCGTCCTTGAAGTGAGACACCATGTTCTCAATCATGTGGGTGCGGGCGACGGTACAGAACGCGGAGTCCTTGTACCCGCTCTCGGAGAACTTCGGCTTGTCCTTGTCCTTGATGTTCCCGTAGATGATGCCACACACCTGGTCCCACCCGTCGTCGTTCCAGATGTTGTTGCCCTCTTGCAGGTCCTCGCGCTGTTTCGAGCCGTATCCCTCGTCCACGGCCACGCGGTCCACCTGGTAGTCTCGGATGCGCTGTTCGACTTCCTCCAGTTCGTCCTGCTTGTTGAGGTCGGGGTCGAGGAAGTCGATGTCTCGGATGACGATGCGGGAGCCAGTCTCGTCCTCGATGCGCTCACCGACGACGAGGACCGTCTCGGACGCGCCTTGGCTGGAGCCGCCACCCCAGTCCACGCCCATCACGACCGTGCTGTCGTCGTACTGACGTTTGCTGGTGAAGCCGTGGTCGTAGTCGAACGCCTCCTTGACGTGCTTGTCGGAGAGGAGGTCGTTCTCGGGAGTGTAGAACTGCGCCAGAACCTCGTTCTTGAACTTCTTTTCCGTGTATTTCTGGCGCTTGAACTCGATTTTGGCGTCGTCGTGGAGCGGACTCGAATACTGGTCGATGTGCCAGCCAGTGACCGTGTAACCCTCGATTTTCGAGGCGGCCTCGCGCTTGCGTTCGATTTCGGCTTCGAGCGCGTCCTGGTCCACCTCGTCGTTGCCGATGAGGGACTCCAGTTCGTCGGCCTCGCGGATGAGGTCACGGCGACGCTCCTTGAGTTCCTGCGGGATGAACTCGTCGCCCTCTGCCTGTTTGACCCACTCGTTCTCCTCGTCGTCCCAGGTTTTCTGGTCCGACATCTCCCACAGGTCGTTGAAGAAGGAGTTGGCCATCTTCGGCGTCCCGATGACCACAATCGTGGGGAAGTAGGGGACCTGCGGAACGCTCTGGTCCACTGCTTCGAGGAACGTCGAGAACATCGACTCGTCAACGTCCTGAAACTCGTCAATGATGCCGACGTGGCCGTGCAGACCACGGAGGGCGTCACCTTCTCCCCAGGCGGAGCGGGCCTTCACGTCAGCCTCGACGTGGACCTTATCGCCGTTCTCGTTCTCCAGGGCGCGCTCGAACTTCTGGTGACTGACGTTGTTCTTCGAGCGCAACTGCTCCATCCCCGAGTTCTTGACGACGCTCTTGAAGCGGTCCATGACCTCTCCGAACTGCTCCTGTCGTGGAGCGGTCACGTCCACCTCAATCATCGGGAACTGGCTGACACCCCAGTCAGCGATGCCGACAGCGGTCGTGGTCTTGAGACAGCCCCGTGCGAAGTTGAGGAGAACGATGTCTCCCCAGTTTCCTGGCACGAGCGGGCCGTCGTCGTGGGCGAGGTAGTGGAGGAACTTCTCTCCCGTGTCGTCGTGGAAGTCGTACTCCCGTGTCGGGTCGTTGGGGTGTTGCCAGAAGTTCCGCATGTAGAGGCGGATGTCGTGCGGCAACTTCTGCCGTAGTTCGTCTGGCATCCCCTCGTACATTATTCGACCTCG